CACCGCGCACCGCAAAGCGTTCTTGGAAGAGATGTTGGATGGTCTTCCTCACTGCCGAGTTCCGGAGTTCGAACGATGACCGATCAGATCGATCTTTGGGCGGAGGACGCGTCGAGTTCCGACAAGCTGATCGAGCGTTTCACGCGAGTTCGGTCCCAATCACGCCTGCGTTGCGAGTTGATGCGGTTCTACAATTCGTTGTACTGCGACCGAAGTTTCCAAGGATTCGACGATGGGACCTCGCTCGCTGAGGCATTCATCACCGGAGTGCGCGAGAAACTGAACGAGCGGGTCATCACCCGTATCGTCTGCGGGCTGTCGGCGAAGTTCGCCCGGCAACGCCCAAAGCCGGCGGTGCTGACCTCCGGCGCTAACTGGGCGATGCAGCAGCGGGCGAAGAAGTACGACAAGTTTATCTGGGGAGTGATGCGCGACGTGCGTGCCTACGAGCTCCAGCGCATGTCGGACCTGCACATGATTTTGACGGGCACGGGCGCAATTCATGTCACGTCCCGTGGACGGAAGATCTACGCAGAGGCGGTGCCGCCCTGGGAGCTGTTTGTCGACACCGCGGACGCCCGCTACGGCACGCCCCGCACGCTCTATCGACTGCACCACATCGATCGCAAGGTGCTCGCTGGTCTTTACCCGAAGCACAAGAAAACGTGCCTGACCGCCAATGCAGTCCATATGGGTGAGGCTTCCGATATCAGCGGTTCGGGTGACTCCGACATCGTAGCAATTGTCACCGGTTGGAAACTACCGACCCTTCCAGGCGCCGATGATGGACGCATCGTGGTGGCACTTCCCGGTGGTGGCGACTCCGACACGACCGTGCTGGATACCGGAGTGTGGAAGCGCGACCGCTTCCCGTTCGCGTTCAATCGGTACAGTCTGGTTCCCGAAGGGTTCTGGGGTCTCGGTCCTGTCGAGCAACTGGTCGGGCTTCAGCTGGAACTCAACCGCACCTTGACGCAGCGTCAGGAGTCGCTGCGGTTGATGTCGGCTCCGTTTGTGCTGCTCGAGCGGGGGAGCAAGATTATCAAGACGCATTTCTCGAACGCGATTGGTCGGATTATCGAGTACACGGGGATCCGACCCGAAGTCGTTGCACCGGGAGTCATCTCCCCGGAGCAGTTCAATCATGGCGACCGCGTGAAGTCGTCGATGTTCTCGCAGGCTGGAGTGTCCGAGATGGCAATGCAGGCGATGAAGCCTGCTGGCCTGAACAGCGGCAAGGCTCTTCGTGCCTACGCGGACATGCAAGACGATGGGATCCACGACGTCTTCGTGCGTCGGGAGCAGCAGATGCTCGAGTTCGCGGAATGCATTTTGGACGAAGCCGAAGAGCTATCCGAAGACGACGAAAGCGAACTCGAGACGGTGTATGTGGGCCCGGGCTTTACGGAAACCGTCTCGTTCTCCCAGTCCAAAATGGACCGCAAGAGCTTCGTGTTGTCGGTGCAGCCGGTATCAGCACTGTCGACGACGTTAGCCGGGCGTTTGGAAGATCTCGAAGACCTACGTGATCTCGGAATCGTCACCGATCCATCCGAGATGCAAGAGCTCGTGCAGCTGCCTGATCTCGACACGGCAGCACGTCGTCGAAACGCAATGCGCGAGCTACTGCATCGGTTGATCGAAGTCACCATGCTCGAAGAGGGCAAGTCTGTCACCCCCGAGCCGGGATGGGATCTAGACCTCGCAATGAGTATCTCCATCGAATGCAGGCTTCAGGCGCAACTCGGCAACGTCGACGAAGAGCGGATCGAGCTCCTGCGCAGGTTCGAAGAGACCTGCCTCGCGATGACCAAACCGCCTCCACAACTTCCCCCGCCCTCATCGGGTGGGGACGTAGCAGCAACACCAATTGACCCCAACCAACCGCCCCCAGTTGACCCGCTAGTTGCAGCGGGAGCTCAGCCGGGTGCGAGCCCCATCGCAGGCGGGGAAAGCCTGTAGCCGTGAACACCATGGGAATCCTAGAAACCGCCACGACGCCAGCCACCACCGACACTCCAGCCGCGGTCGATACTCGTACCAACGAGGAACGAGCAGTCGCCTTGCTCGAAGAAATGGACCGGGCCGGAAGCACTGACGAAAACACGTCCAGTGACGATGATTCGCAATCAGACGATCCAAGGGCAACTCTATCTGACTCGAGCGCAGCAGGCACAGCCTCCGGAAAACCTAAGCCGGAAGAAAAGACGCCCGACCAGATTATCGCGGAGTTGGAGCGCCAGAAGTCGGACTTGTCCGCCCAGGCGCTAGCGCTGCAGCATCAACACGCCTCACTATCCCGACGTAAGGCGGAGGTTGCGCGGCAGGCAGCCGAATTGGAATCGATCCAGACGCAGATCGCTTCGGCGAAGTCATTCCGCGATCTGGTTGCCATCAGAGCTAAGCGGGAAGGAATCGACCCGCATAGTCTCTGGACGGCACTGGTTGACGAGATTCGCAACCCCGGGGCAACGGATCCGAACTCCGAGTTGCGTCGTGACGTTGCAGAGATCAAGTCCGAGCGGGCTAAGCAGCAAGCTGCAGAGCGCGATCGGCTCGAGCGAGAGCAGGCACAGGCAGAAGCAGCTGCAGACCAACAGGCACTCCAGCAATGGACCGCTGAAACGGTCGAGCTTCTCGGTACCAACGCCACCTCCTGGCCTACAATTGCCGAACTCCCGACCCAAATGGTCGGTGCGGCTGCGATGATGGTGCAATCGCAGGCGTTCTCTCTGACGGGCCGGATCTATTCGCGGGAAGAAGTTCTGACCTTTCTCGAGAAACAAGCCACCGCAGACAAGGCGGCACGGCCACGGTCGGGGGATGCCCCTCGAGTGGCTGGAGCTGCTGCGCCTGTAAACGGCGCTGCCGCAGCAACTGCGAACGGCGCAAAACCGAAGACAGCCGACCCAAAGCCGAAGCGCGTGCAGGCACTCACCAACGCCGATGCGTCCCCCGTGGACCCTCGCACGTTGTCGCCTGATGAGCGATTCGAGCTTGCGGTGCGGCAGGTCGAACAACTCAGCCAATCAGGATAACCCATGGCGCAATTCAATCTTTCGACAATCGCTGCAGCGTTCAAAACTCTATACCCCGACGGGATCGAATCCCTGGTCATCGGGCAAAGCCCTTTGCTCGGCCGTATTCGCAAGAACGGCCGTGCCTTCCGCGGCTTCAAAGGCTCTGGCCGCGAACTCGCTTGGCGTATCGATAACGGAGGTGGCGTGTCCGCGGATTTCGCGACCGCTCAGAACCGTGCTGGCGTGTCGCAAATTCGCAAGCCATTCATCACACGCAAGAAGCTTTATGTGGTGCGGAAGATCGACCACGAAGCTATGGAGGCTTCTGAAGGGGATGCCGGCGCGATCGTGTCGCTCGTTTCCGAGTTGACGACCAGCGCAATGGAAGACCTCCAGAAGCGAGCAGGATCGGTCATTACTGGGGACGGGACTGGTGCCATTGGGCGCATCTCGACCGGTGCCACCGTTGCTGGCCTGACGGTGCAGCTCCAGGATCCGACGCAGATCGTAAACTTCCGGGTCGGTGGAACCTACCAGGCGTTTGCCCCTGGTGGCGTTGCGCTGCGGTCGGCGGGTGCCGTTGTGACGATAACTGGCATCAACGAAGATACAGGCGACATGACTTGTGCGACTAACTGGTCTACTCAGATCGGTGCACTGGTTGCCGGTGATATGCTCGTGCCAGAAGGTGACTTCAACGCGGTGCCTACGGGGATCCATGGTTGGAACCCAAAGACGCTTCCGACGGTTGGCGGTGGAGATAGCTTCTACACTGTCGATCGCGGCGGTTCGGTGGGCATGGCTGGTGCTCGTTGGGCGCCGAACGCTGGCTCCATGGACGAAGTCCTATTTGATGCCATTGCGCGGCACGTCCGTCAGGGCGGCGACCACGACATGGCAGTAGTGAATCCCGAGGATTGGGGCACGCTCTCGAAGCAGATTGCAAACGCCGGGCGCATTACCCGTCCCGCGATTGGTACCAACGGCAAGGAAATTGGGACCATCGGTTATGATGGACTAGTTGTCAAAGGCCCCAAGGGAAACGTGGAAATCTTCGCGGATCCTTACATGGAGCGGTATCGCGGCAAGCTTCTGAAACTGAGCGACGCTGAGATCTGGTCTCTCAACGATCCTTTCCGTCTACTTGTTGCGGGTGCTCCATCCGATGGGATGGTCCGCGACGCGTCCGCGGATGGTTCAGAGCTTCGGTACGGCGGCTACTGGAATATGGTCTACCACAAGCCGCGCAACATGATGGACATCACGTTCCCGACCTAATCGGTTGAGCGTCAACGCAGCCATAAACGAGTGATGGGGGTCTAAAGGGCCCCCAAACCCAAGGAGTCACAATGTCCGGTGAAGGAATTTTCTGCGAGATCAAATCTACCAAGCGGGGTCGCAAGATCCTCGCTGGCAGCTTCGTCACTGCCAATACAGGTGTACCGACAAGCCAGTTGGGTGACGCTAAGGGCGTCACTACACGGACGGGAGTTGGATCGTTCATTGTAACGCTGCCCAAAAAGTACGGGGAGTGCGAAGCGATCGTCGCATCTTGCGACAACGGATCGGAGGACGACAAGGTCCTTTCGCGTTCATACTACCAGCGAACATCGACGGGGATCCTGTCGTTCAGTGTTCGAGATATTTCGGGCGCTGCCGCGACCGAGACCACGGGCGTCACTGTAAACTTCATTGCCGTCATGAACGACCGGAGCAGCTAAAGTGAAGGTCACGGAAGAAGCAAAAGTGCATATCCAAGCGCTCGAAGGGGCAACAGATATGCACATCAAGAACCCAACGGCTTTCCTCGTGGCTCTCGCAGGTCTGGTGCGCTACTGCGGTGATGAAGGCGAGGAAAGTGACGAGGAGCCAAGCAAACCGAGCGGCGAGAAGCCCTCTCTTGCAGTGTTGCTTGGTGGGCCGCGCGAGGAGTAGCCAATGAACCGCGAAGAACTCCGACTAACGATTCGACGCCGCTGCGACATGGTAGACAGTGATTTCGTCACTGATGACGAGATCGATCTGATGATTGATTCTGCGGTCGGAGTTCTCTACGACATTCTGGCAGACGCTTTTGGGGATGAGTACTGGTCGACCCCGTACTGGTTCAATGTGTATCCGGGCACAGATCCGGCGATCGCATGGCCGCGCGTGCTGATCGATCCAGCTGGGACCGGTGGACCCGATGACGGTCCAAGGTCTTGCTATGCGCTGCCTAAGGACTTTCGTCGTTTGGTGCGCTGCCAGTTCTTCGTTGGAAGCGTGGCCCAGGACCCGGTGAGGGTCGGCAGCGTGTCCATGTACGAGGTGCGGGTTTCTCCGTCCTGGAGGCTGACGTGCAGCGATAAGCGAGCCTACCCGATGCATCGGATGGACACTGCTGGTCAGATCATCGACTTCACGCCGAAGGACTGGAAACAATGTGGAGTTGTATACCGACTGCGCCGGGGACCCGTTACCGAGTTAGTCCAGGTGGGCACAGACCAGGGCAACGCGATCTACAGTGAGACGACGCACACTGGCACGGTGATCGAGTTCTTGCCGGTTCCAAGTCAGCACTACGCGGTGCAGCTGATGTATGTGAGAAATCCCGAGCTCTTGCCTGACCATCCGTTCCCCGAATACCTGATCTACGATTGCGCCGCTTTGTGTCTCGAAAAGCAGGGGAGCGATTCGAGTGCACTGCGAGCGCTACAAGCCCGCACTGTGGCGTCAATCAAAAACGACGCTCGGACGCCGGACGCTGCTAGTCCGCCAATGGTGGTGGACGTGCAGAGGAATCGTGCTGGACGAGATCCGCGGGGTGAGCCGTGGCAGTAGCTCGTAGGGCGGTGCGAACGGCTGCCACGAAGAGCGTGCACTCTGAATTGGGCGAGGTTGAAGACCTGGCCCGTCAAGTCGCGGAGCTGCAGCAAGTATCGTGTCCGTGGGGTAAAGGCGTGCTTCTGGACTTCGAGATCGTTGGCAATATCTCAGGTCCCACAGGACCCGGAACCGTCACGTTGAAGCATCGGTTGGGGAGAAAGCCCGAAGGGTGGATCGTTGTCCGTCTCGTCTGCCCGCAGGTGCTCACTTCTTTGTCTGAGGTTGCAGTGAGTGAGACAACGCTGCAACTCTATGCAGGGCGCGCGTGCAGTGGAAAGGTGTTGATCTTCTGATGGCCGCTCCCCCGTTGGTAGAACAGCGTACAAGCTTCCCGGTGGTAGCGGGTCAGGAGCAGGGGATTGCTCCAGAGCTCGTTGACCCGCCTGCGCTGCTGCGTGCGCATAACGCCGTGTATGACCGCCAGGGCGAGTTGAGTAAGCGGCGTGGATGGGCCACGTTCTCAGAAGGCACTAGCGATGGGTCGACCTTGCCATTGTGCGAGCGGCTAGCGAAGC